GTCCCTACGTTAACGTGGAGGCGAACTCTGGATTCACGGGCTCGGACTACACTGGAACGACGACAGACGCTCATGTGGGCTACGCTGGCGAAGTCGGTGCTGTAGGCTACTATGCACAAGTGGGTCCTAGCTTCGTTACCGTTGACGGTGGTGAGTCGGACACCGTTCTCTCTGGTAAGGTTGGTGCATCTGTTGCTGCTTCTGAAGAACTCTCCATCTATGGTGAGTTTGCATTCGCTGGTGGCGTCGATGATGCTGACAATGGTTATGCTACCAAGGTCGGTGCAACCTGGAGTTTCTGATCTCCAGATTACATGTTATAATGGAGGGGACTTCGGTCCCCTTTTTTATTAGAAACTATGAACTTTGAAGTATACACCAGAACTGGTTGTCCTTATTGCACAAAGATTAAGCAGGTTCTGGAAGGCAAGCGATACTCTTATCGTGAGAAACAATTGAATAGGGACTTTACTCGTGACGAATTCTATGCTAAGTTTGGTATGGGTAGCACATTTCCTCAAGTGTTGTTAGACTCACAAAGTCTGGGTGGTTGCACCGAGACTGTTAAATATCTGCGTGAAAACAATCTTATCTGATGAACGACGAATTCTACGAACTTATTGAATCTGCTGTTGATGCCGCATTTGAACAAAATTTATTTCTGTTTAAGTGCTATCATTATTTGAAATACAATAAGGTCAAGCGTAGAGAAATTCAGGAATTTATTGACTCTGTTTCTGCAAAGAACCTAGCACTCACTATTTCTGATTTGGATGCCTTTATTAAAGGTGGACGTGACAATGAGCATAAACAACTCAAAGAAGCTTACGGACACCTTGGTAAACCTAAAGCACGAAAGATTCGTAACTACCTACATGACATCTTGAAAGATGCCAAACAGTATGAAATTGACAGGAAACCAGGACGTAAAAAGCGTTCTAAATAATGTTAAGTTTCACACATAGGAGGTTGGTTTCCATATTATTTTAGGTTGTAAACGGAGGAAACCATGTTAATTGCACTGGTAGTATTGGTCACCATCGGCGCTTTTATTTTAGGGATTACTGTTTCCTGGTTAGCAAAAGGATACGTTGAAGACTTTATCGAAAACGCTGCTTATGCTAAGTCAGTTACACACCCAGAAATGTTTGACGAGGATGGTAACATGATACAAGATGATTTAATTTACATACGACCCGAAAATCCATATTGGAATTTTGAGGAGGAAGATGAAGACGACTGACTAATGGAGTTTAATTATGCCTACACGATCTAGTATTGAAAACAGCAATTCAAGATTGCTTATTAGTGAGATCTTGCGAAAGGTCTCTAATGCAAAAACTAAGAAGGAGAAAGTTGATCTTCTTCGCAAACATAACAGCACAGCATTGCGTCAACTGCTGATCATCAATTTTGATGATAGTATCGTATCGATGCTTCCTGAAGGTGATGTGCCATACACTCCAAACGATGCTCCTGTTGGGACTGATCACACACGTCTTGAGCAGGAGTATCGTGGTCTTTACCGCTTTTTCAAAGGTGGTCAAGACACCCTTCCAAACATGAAGCGTGAATCTATGTTTGTGCAACTCTTGGAAGGTCTCTCTGCTGAAGAAGCAGAACTGCTTTGCCTTTGTAAGGATGGTAAACTTGGTGACAAGTATAAGAGGATCACAAAGACTGTCATCAGTGAAGCATTCCCATCTATTGAGTGGGGTGGACGTTCTTGAAAGGTGTAAAGGTTATCGAACAGGACTGTGATCCTACGCGGGCAGATGATAGGACCTTACCCTACATCTGCTATCTCGTTACATATAAAATGGATGGTAGAGTGTGTCATGACCTAGCGATTGCTGGTAAGAAAGTTGATATATTTGACTACTACTGGGATCTATATCGGCATGACTTTATAACTTTCAAGCAAACAGAAGGACGAGTGAATCCTAAATTATGGAACGATCCAAATCAGAAATCGAAGAAAACAAAATGACTGTTTACTTCAACCAACGTGCTCATGATGAGCAGGAAAAAGAAGAACGATTGGCAGAAGAAAAGAAGCAGCAGCAAGAAGAAGCAGTAAGAGCTGTTGGTCGTGCTGTTAGTTTTTTTGTCAAACCTGTTATTCTTATGCTATTATGGAACTGGTTAATGCCAGGACTATTTGGTTTACAAACTATTGGTTACCTGAAAGCATTTGCTCTTCATGTAATCGCTCGAATTATTATTGACAAAGAATGACGAAAGTATGTTTGATCTCTGTCACTCCTGATGCAGAGAAGACAATCGGATACATCGCTCGTGTGAGCAATCCTGCAAATCAGGAGAATCCTAAAGTAGCAGGACTGCTGAAGTATTGTATTAAGCATGGACACTGGTCTGTGTTTGAACAAGCAACGATGACTCTAGAAATTACTACCACCAGGGGACTGGCGGCTCAAATTTTGCGTCACCGTTCGTTCTGCTTCCAAGAGTTTTCCCAACGCTATGCTGATTCCTCCTTACTCGGTGAGACGATCTCGCTCCCAGAACTCCGTCTTCAGGACCACAAGAATCGGCAGAATTCTATCGATGCTATTGATCCGTTTCTTAAGCAGAAGTATGAGATCTTGATGCAACAACACTTCAAGCAAGGTATGGAACTCTACCAGCAAATGCTTGAAGATGATATCGCAAAGGAGTGTGCTCGTTTTGTGCTGCCCCTCGCCGTAGGGACAAAACTTTACATGACAGGAAATCTAAGATCGTGGATCCATTACATAAATCTGAGGACTGCCAACGGCACCCAG